CCGCAAGTTCTTCGGCCCTTGCCTCTGCCAAAGAAATCTCATCAGCATACTTCCGCCCCATGTCAGCGCCCTTCTGACCGGATGGGTTTGCATTTTCAAAGTTCACCAACAATGTCTCGGCTTCTTCTAATTTACCATCCCTTGCCAAGTCAAACGCTTGTGCTTGGATTCGCTGCCAGCCTTCCTCAAAGAACGACGCTCCAAACTCATCGCGTCCCTTGTTCATCCACGCTTCAATCTCCTTAGTCGTAAACTCTTCGCCTTTGCTGTCAGCAATGTCCAAGTCTCTGGCAAGATCATCTGCATGTTGCTCTTTGTTGAGCGCATAAGTGTTCCGACCCCGTTCAACCGTTGCTTGCCGGATCAACCGTTGGTCGATGTTGGCTCGCTCCTTCAGAGCTGCCGAGGTGATGTAGAACGACTCAGATTGCAGGTTAGTTTTTGTCCACTCGGCCTCGAACGCTTCATCAATGTTTTCATTGTTGGTTGGATCGGTGAGACGAGGCAACAGGGCAAACGCTCTGCTTTCATAATCGCGTGCGATGTCACGACCAACGGCCTCTTGAATCGCAATCAAACGGACAGGGCTTAGTCCTTTTGGGATGAGTCCCGCTTTCTCAGCGTCCCTGATTCCTTGACGGGCAATCTCGATTCGATCTGCTTGTGTGAGTTCGGCAGCGTCCGCCTCGCCAAGTACGCGGTCTTTTTCATCTTGCTCAGCTTTTTGCTCCAATCCAAACTTAGTCAAACCCTTGTTGAACGTAGAAAGACCCGCAGCAAGTTCTCGAAGTTGAGAGCCAGCGTCAGGAGCCTTGATCCGTACTGGAGCAAAAGTGTCGATGGGCCGTGCCGCAGGTTCGATCTGTTTGAACAGACCGAGATCGACATCAAATTGAGATTGTGACATTAGTCGGTAGCCTCTGGATTAGGATCTTGGAAGTCTCCGATGCCGCCAGCGATCTGACCGCCAACCCTGAGAGCCGTAGCGATGAAGCTGGGCTTGGCGACTGGAGCAGGCAGAGCATTGATGATGCGAGATTGAGTACCCAATCGGACAGCCTCAAGTTGATCGTCATAGGCCATCTCTCGGAACGCACGGTTACGCAGTGAGATGTTGCGGTACTCAGACTCTTGACGCTCAAAGTCTTGGAACAGGTCAGCGATGTTGCGACCGGACACGCCCTTCTCAGCCGCCTGAACCATCGCAGTAGATCGAGCCTTGAGCGCACGCCTGGAGACTTCTTGGATCTCCTGGGCAGACTTCTCGTTCTCTTGTGCCTGACGCTGGCGAATCTGCCGGTACTGGTTCATCGCTGATTGTTCAGCGTTGGCCTTGTTCAAGTCGTAGGACTGTTGAGCAGCCGCTTCTTGGGCACTTGCGGTTGCCCTTGCTCCCGCATATGACGCAGCACCTTGAGCAATCGTCAACGCAATAAAGGCTGTAGGCGTACACATAGATCAGTCCTTCAACCTCACAAATTCCAAGAATGGACGCTTCTCAACGCCATACTCTGGATGTCTTTGAATGAATGTAAACCCCAACCATTGGAGCCACTTTTGATGCACCTTGTTCCGCTCATCCATCACATTGGCAAGCAAGTGATAACGGCGATGTAGTTCGTCAATCACAGAACGGGAGTGTCTGAGGAAGTGCATCGGAACCTCAGCGATCCTGTCTGTACCCAGCATCCAGATGATGCCAAGTTTGTCATCAGGACTTGGAGACACCCCGAAGATCCCCATGACCTCTTTTTTGTCATAGGGGTAGAGAATCGCATGACACTCATGTGAGTTCTCATATCCAGACCTCAGGGTCGAGTATGGATCTCTGCCTGTGTGGGCCTGAATCTCCTGAATGTCAACCTCACGCATGTTCTCAGCGACATACTTGATGTCACGCATCCGAGCGTAGCGGACAAGATCACTCATTAGAGACGCTGGCGAACCTTGGTGTTGTAAGAAGCCTCAAACGCTGCCGCCATGAACTTGCTGGGGAACGGTGAGTCATTCTTGATGTTGATGGTTGCATCGGTGTTCTTCAGGAGGATTGGGAACCTGAACGTGCCATCCGATAGGTTGAGGGCATCAGTCGCATCCTGACCAACCACGACCCCACTGAAGGTGGACACGGCTGTATCACGGTTTGGACTTGCAACTTCCACGGTAAAGAATCCAGTGTCCTCATGGATGATGTTACCAAACCGAAGCTGGTAGCGGCCAGTGACGATTGGTTGTTGACCTGCGGTCTGTGAGGATGTCCTGAGGTAAGCCGTGGAGAACTCATAGTCCATCTCATAAGCCTCACCAAAGAAGATGGTGTTTGACGTTAGGTCTCCCTCGCAGACCAAGGTGGTTCCTCCATCAGACGGTTGAGTCACGACATTGACACGAACACCATTGTTGATCAGGCCATCAAGATTACGGCCCCGCTTGGCATAAGGGAATGTGAATGTGGTGTTCCCAGTCGCTGCTGAGAATGACGCTGTAATCGTTCCATCCGTCCCTGCGTAGGTAATCCGACGATCCAGCATGGCTCGAAAGTTCAGTCCGGTATCGACCAGCTTTGTTTCAATCCGCATTTTTTCCAGGTGAAGACCATCGGTTCTTTGAACCATCAGGAACAAATCTTCATCCATAAATGAGATGTGGCGAATGTTCGCATCCGATCCAAACGTGAATCGACTCCAAGCAGACTGAATCTTCCGCTTCTGAGACCCGCTTCCGACCTCGTAGTATCGGTAAATGTAGATCGAGCTTGTCTCAGTTGAGGAAAGAACAGCGATGATGTTCTCATCAGTTGAGGATGCGAACTGTCTGACCTTGCCTGGAACATAAGCAGGGACAGCCTCAGTGATGTCAAGAGCATCAAAGTTTGTAGAGTCGGTTGGGAACAGCTCTCGAACGCCCGCAAAGTTACCGTGGTTGAACCCAAAGAAGAGGCTGGAGGCAGCGGGAACTGGGTCCGCATCAATCACGTTTTCGTAAGAAGTGATCGGGATAATCCGAGCAGTAATCGGAGTTAGGTTCGGAGATCCTGTTAGGGCGAACTGATCGGTGTCGGAGAACAGAATTAGGTTCTGATTGAATGGGATCGCGTGGCGAATCAATGACACCTTACGGAAGGACACATCGGTATCAATGGGGTCTCCATCAAGAACCGTGGTCATTGTTGTCCGGTGCATGTTGAAGAATTCGTTTGCTGAGGACATAACCACAGATTCTTCAGCAGTCAGGCCCAGCCTTCCTCGGTGAAGAAAAATGTTACTGATCTTCTTATCAGTGAAGGACGGGAACGGGTTGGTCTCATTATCTCCAACCTTGCGGTCGGCCCACTTGAAGTTCGAGTAGTCAGCACCGCTGGGCGCACCTGTAGGTGCTTTTGTTCCATCAGCCTTCGTAAACATGAATGACCCATCAGACTGCCGGATCAGGATGTGAGGCATGGTGGTGAAATCAAACGACTTCTCGATGCCTTCAGGACGGCCTTGGCCTTGCCCCAAGACATTGGTGAACTCTTTGACACCGAGAGTCTCTCTCCAGTATCCGTTACCAAACCCTCCAGACTCGTTGCAGACAAACTCAACGAAATAGTCGTCTGCGGCTGACTCGGGATCTCCATTGACCTTGGCGATGAATCCATCAGGAGCGTACGGCGGGAGATCCACAAAGGACTGAACACCTTTCAAACTGTCGATCACAACCGCAGTTTGTTCTTGTTGGGGAGACTCCACATTGATATCAAATGAGGTCAGACCGGCGTGACTGACAAAGTGGAGAACAGGGCCGCGACCCCCCACATTTTTTGAAGAACCGTGTGCGATGGCCGCACGTCCCTGACCTGTGACATTGCCTTGACGAACAATGACTGATTGCTTGAAGTCACCACTGGCGAACCGCGTGGCGGCTCCTGATGTCAGGCCCGATCCTGAGGTATCAATCGGTTTTACAAAGTGTTCTCCATCATCGGCGGCAGCAGTACCGTTATCGAGCATTAGTCCCATCCATGCGGCACATATGCCTTCTGGATCTGTATTCAAATCCAACAAACTTCCCGACAATTCACCAGGCTGGCAAGCGTTCGTCATCCCGCCACTACCTGATGTGTCCTCGGTCTTCGCCATCACACGGACAGTTGCATCGACTGTGGTGTTTCCGGATCTACTCAGGTGACTTGCACCAGCAGCCTTGACCTCAATCCGATATTCGCTGTCATTCAACGCTTGCTTGACGTACACCAGCTTCTCATGTCCCCTCAGGAAATCGCTGGTTAGGTCTGTGACACTTCCATCGTTGTTGACATCCGCTCGGAAGTCAGAGACATCTAGGCTGTACCCAATGCTTCCAAGGTCAGCAGAATCCGTATCCTTGGCAACGGTCTTCTCAGTGTTGACAATGAACGTGACATCGCTGATGGTCAACGCTTTGTAAGCCGTGGATGGACTAGAAGCATCCAGATAAGTTGTTCCATCCGGAACATGCACTGTTTTTTCGGCCCCGTCTGTGGTGTCATAGACCTTCACGGTTGGGGTGGACGCTTCCGTAATCTCAAGAATAAACCGCTCGTTTTCATCACGATTGATCGAATGAAAGAATTGGTTTGCTGAGGCATCCGCACTTGAGAGCTTGTCGATGAATTCAGTGTGGGGCCGTTTGATTAGACCATCCACAGGTGTTCCGTAAGCGTTATCTTGCTTTTGAGCCTGGGTGTTGTACCGGAGAGAATCCGGCTGCTGGGACACACCTTGGATCAGGTTAGGAACCGTCTGAGAAATAAAGGCCATCAGTGAACCTCGTTGATAGGTGGCTCTCTACGCAATGCACGCGAAACAGTAAAGTTGTCGAAGATCGAGTGATCTCCAGTGTCCATCTCGTATTCCTTCAGCCTCGACAAGGCCATCATCTCATCCCGCAGGGTAAAGGTGTGGTGCTTCTCTGAGCCAACAACCCGATCCTGAAAGATTCGGGCCGCTCGAATAGTGATGTAGTGACGAGCCAGTTGAGGCATATCTTGAAAATCTAAGGCCGTTACGACCGTGACTTTCTTGATGGATTCATCAAACTGGTTGGTGTTGTTCTTTCGATCAAAGAGCGTATCTCCTCGGAGAACCAAGTCATGCGTTGCTGAACTCTCAACATCGATCCGAACAACATTCGGGGCCACCGTAATGAGTTTTGTTGATGAGTCCGGTGTCAACTCAACCTCAGGAACAGTATTGAAATGCCAGCCCATCGACTGGACTTCTAAAGATGTCTCATCCAGAACCCGCTCTGCGGTTGCTACATCAACTCCAACCGTGCCGGTAAGAGTGTTGACAGGTGCTTCACCAATCGTACTCAGCATGGTGTTCACGGCTTGAAGCCTTGTAGTTTTTGCGAGAGCCATAGGGTTCCTTTAGAAAAAGGGGCAGGCCCACCGAAGTGAGCCTACCCGTGAAGAGGAGGAGAAAGGGTTCCTCAAGAATCCGATTACGGCGAAGCCGTACGGAGGTGGTAGCAGCACTCAGGACGCAAGAAGTTGTGACCCATTGCGTACTTGGCAACCATCAACGTGCCTTGGTTCCGAACAGAGTATTCGGTTTCAAGGGCGAGATCCAACAACTTCACAGTTGCGAGACCGGTTCGCTGGAACACGATTCCGTTGGTGTTGGTGAAGTTGAGACCACCGTAACCCACACCGCTACCGGCATAAATGTCGTTAGCAATGCTGGTGGATTCAAACACCGTGGCAGCACCAGAGTCTTCGTTGGAGGTTGGGATGTGATTGCTCATCATCACGTTCACACCAGCGACGTTGGTGAACCGACCGGTTGAGATGCTACCGGAACCATCGAAGTCACGGTTCATCACTGCACCAGCGGTGTTGGAAGAACCAGCAGACGCGACAACCTTGTAGTAATACTCGGGAGTCAGGAGGCAGTAGCGATCATCAGCGGGAACACTAGCTTCGTCCATCAGACGAGCTGCTTCGATGATTTGATCGATAACACCGTCTCCGGTTGTTCCGGTATCGAGGCGTGCGCCTTCTTTACCAGTTGAACCTTGCTCAACAGGGTTGGGATCGGTCAGTGCGGATTGCGCACCTGCGATAACGGTACGAATACATGCTTCATCAGCATGGTTGGCAAGAGCAAATCCGAGTTCACGGGAGTAGATCGAACGAACGTCGTAGTGAGCCATTGCTTCATCAATGTTGGCGATGAAGACCTTCGAGAGAAGGAGTTGGTCAATAGCGACAGTGCGCTCGGTCATTCCGATCAGCTCAGATCCATCGTCAATAATGTCCTCACCGGGGGTGTGGTACTTGGCGATGGCTTTACCAAAAACGGGGAATTGGGCAGATTTGCCCGAAGTGATGGTCCGGACATTGTGCAAGGGCATCATCACGTTCCGCTCTTCAAAGGCGGCGAGAACTTCGCCGGAGAATACTTTGAGGAACAGAGCGTCTGTGGCCCCCGCAAGGCTGTCCTGACCAAGACGAGTGACAGAAGCGTCAGCCATTGGAAAGATTCCTATAAAGGGTTAATAGAGTTAGAAAACACACACAGACCGTTAGATTCGCCCATCAGTCAAGTTGTCCGCCGCAGCGGGCCTGCTTATGGCGACCCTAAGAGGGTCAAGAGTTGGTAACCGTTTCGACCAGAGCCTTGCCCTGAGCCAAACCGGCGTTGAATGATCGTTCTTTTTCCTTGGCCTCACGCTTGGCATCGCCTGGGCGACGAAGGAAGAGACCAGTGGCAAGAGACAGGCCCGAAACTAGGGCCGCTCCGCCTGGAAGCTGAGAGAGTGGACCGGCAGCAGAGTCAGCACCGATGTTCACAACGCTGGAGGCAACGCCCCAGACCTTGTTGGCATCGTCGATGGACTCTTGAAACTTTGCGGTATTGACATCAACAAAGTTCTGCCATTCAGTCCAGGTGTATTCAGCATCAGAAAGTTTGATGGTGGATGCAGTTTGAGTTGCCGTTTGGACACCCTTGGGAACACTGACTTGAATCAGATCGTCAAGGGCGCAGCCAGACATGAAGTAGATCCCAGCTCCAAGGGCTACCCATACGGCTCCGATACCAAGTGCTGTCTTATTCATCACAACACTTTCGACATCTGAATTTTACGCTGAACCTCTTTACGGTAAGCGGGATCTTTGCGATACCGAGGATCGTTGATCGCAGCAGTGACTTCAGCCGTTGAATTAAAGCCGTTATTGACATTGACAGTATCTCCTTGGATAAGGCTTGGTTCCGTGTCGTTTGCTTTAAAACGAGCGTGCATGCCACGGACAGCGATATCAATCTGTGAGGGATCGCCGCTATCCATGATTGCGTTGTAAGCGTTGATTTCGGCTTCACTAAGACTCTTCGATGCCCACTCGGTCATCTGATTGTATGACTCTTCGCCTCCAACCGCCGCCATCATTTGAGTGGACTGTTGCTGCGAGTATGCAGCCATGCCTTGGATGTAGTTGTCAACCAACTCTCTTGGGAATCCGAGTTCATCCAGCTTTCGGTAGGACTCCTCACCGAGTTCACCCTTTTCGGCAAACTCTTCAGAGAACGGACGAATGTCATCCATCGTCAAGGCTTCACGATCCGAAGCGTCTACATCCTCAGTCACCTCTTGGGATTCTGGGGACTCTTGGCTACCCATCCGAGACTCCAACTCAGAGTAAGCCTTTGCCAAATCAGAGGCAGACTCAAACTTTTCTGGGAGCCACTCGGGGCGTTCTTCTGCCACCGCCTCTTCATTGACCTCAGGGGCGTTGGTCATCAATTCATCAGGCATTCCGCCATCTTCAGTTGTCATTTGAACTCGATCAGCCATCTTGTTGGGTTTCCTCTTGCTGCATGTCCATGCTCTTCAGTTGTTGTTTACCGAAGAGTTCTAGGGCTTGCGGGCCGAACTGTTGAGTCAGTGCAGCCTGTTGTTGAGCCTGTTGTTCAGCGGCGATCTGTTCTTGGCTCTTGATAAGATTTTCAGTATCAATCCCGAGAGATGCCGCTCTACGATCAATGTATTCGCGAAGGTCTACAAACTGTGCCAGTGCTTGCGGCCCAAGTTGTTGAGCCACACCAGCCAAGAATACATCGAGTTTGTTGAGGTCTTGCCCCCGACCCAAAGCCTCAATACCTGTGACAATCGTGGGTTGCACGATGTCTGCTGGGAGAGGAGGAAGAAGGTTGTTCTTTTTCATCCGCTCCATGATCCGGTTGACCAACGGAAGTTGGAACTCCTGCGAAAGAACCGAGTAGATACCACCAAGCTGCCGCTCGATGGATTGGGTAACTAATCGGATCTCTTCTGCGGTGACACGTTCAGCACGGCGGATGGTCGCTTCAGTAAGCAGGAACGCATTCGCAAGCCGTTCGTTGATCTGGTTGATTGTTTCGTACGCAATGCGCAGATCGGCTTGCTTTCCAACTTGCAGAGTAGACACATCCGCAGCACTGCCTTCCCTGATAGCTCCATTTGGGGCCTCCGATAGCGTTCTTGCTCTGGTGGTTCCGTTCGGATTGACCAAGAACACAACCTTGGCAGAAGCCGCCGAACCTTCGACAACTGCCATCGAGAGAGCCTCAAGACTCTTCAGGTCGCCGTAGTATTGCTCGGCATACCCACGCCCATAGGACTCACCGTCAACGCGGTTCATTCGCAGGGCAATGTAGGGAGAAGCGTTCTTGGCAAAGGTTCCCCGAGATCCAGGCACCTCTTGCCCACCAACCTCCTGGAACACTTCATAGTTCTCAGGGTCAATGCTCTTCACACAGGTGTAGAGATCCACGGTATCCATCGTGGACTCTTGACCATCCACCAATGCCGCGACCTCTGGAGGCAACATGGAGGGAGCGATGGTCTCTTTTGTGACCATCATTCGGACAAACCCAAGTGGACAGCGTTTTACGACATATCGATCCAGCCGGAAGACCCGCATACCACCTGATTTTGGTAAATACACGAGTGCGTTTCCGGTCACGATAAGCTGCTTGAGAGCCTCAAACATCGCAACTCGGATGTTGTTGGTCTCAATGTCTCGCATCACCGCCCGTTCAACACGGGACAATGCAATGTCAATCTCTGTCTTAATTTCTTCAGCTTCAGGCCCGAGTTCCTGCAACGCCATGTCATCAATCGTCAAGCGGAAGAATGGAGAGTTTGGGGGAAGGAGAGACAACAGAAGTGCCGAAGCCAGATTATTTACGCCTCTGGCTCCAGCACTCTGATAGGGGGTAGAGAACTTGGTGGAGTAGTTCGCTCCCTCCTCTGGCAACAAGGTCGGGATGGTGAGCTTGGCGACATCTCTGCCACGCTCTAGATATGAATACCGCTCCGATTGAAGGGAGTCATACATGGACTGAGCGGTTTTCATTTAGTACCTCAATAACTCACATTCAAGCCAGAGCCGCCGCCAGCACCGGACAACGGAATTCGCAGGGATCGTGCGCCAGTTCTTCGCATTTGAGAACGGGTTTTCGGACCAGCTCCAGCAGCAGCACGCACACGCTCTTGGGGGGGAAGAGGAGCGGGTGGCGGTGGGGCCGGAGGCGGTGGGGGTGGGGGGATATCAGGCGTACTAATGCACATCTAGAGAAGACTCCATTCTCGATTCGTTCTGCTCCTGATACACCGATTGCAAGAATCGCACCACGCGGCGACATCCCACTTCCATCCAGATTTCACGATCATTCATGCCTTCATTCGGGCAACGATCAGGGAAACGCTTGTCTAAAGCATCCAGAAGGGCTTTCGAGACTTCAGGAAAGTTCTTCATAGGGGAAGCCATTTAGCCCTCTCTTTCTTTGGATTCGTAATACGCCGCCAGCAAAGCAAGGTAATTGATGCCGTCAATGATGGTATCCCTGAAGGATTCATCGCTCACTTTGAACTCACCAGTTCGACAGAAACCGCTGAGGCGGCGGATCTTATCCGCCAATCGAACCAAGAAACCTTGTTCGGTTGACACGCCCATTCCCATGTGTTCCACAGCTTTGAAGTTGAGGAACGGGTCGGCCCCGTCTTGACCGCCCGAATAATCATGGTTCTTTCGGATGGACAGTGACAAAGCCTCTTCGCAGAGTTTTTGGTGGAACTTGAAGTATTCCTCACGATTCATTTTGGTTGCCATAGTTTTACTCCCTTGGTCTTAGTCCACTCGTTGGCCCTAAGAATCCGAGCCACTTGGGCTTGAACCAACGCTTCTTGCTCAGTAATACCGGCGTTCTCATACACCTGAACAACACCGTCCCACCCCTCATCTACGACCTTCTCAGCACCTTTGGGACCAACGCCTGGGCAGCCTGGGTATCCGTCAGTTCGGTCGCCAGCCAGTGATTGGATCAGGTGGTTACGGTCGGCTTCCTTCTTTGTGATTTCAACCACGCCGAGTTCAGGCTTACCGGGGTTGTAGAGAAGTCCAGGTATTGTCTTGAGGTCTTTGTCCTCAGAGACAATGATCTTCTCTCCCTTGATGTACCGGTTGCTGGTCGCCAAGATCCCAAGAACATCGTCAGCCTCCAGTTGAGGCCACATGAATGATCGGTACACCTTGAGGAGATACTGCTTGACCTCAGGGTAGATCAAAGGCTTTCGCGTCTTTTTGCGGTTTGACTTGTAGTCTGCATAAACAGACTTTCGCCAGTTCTCGGTGTCGCTCAGACAGATGACCACTTCATCAGCTTTGAGTTCTTCCTTGAGATCAGCAAAGGTCACATCCACCCGCTGACGGCACTCTTTAGCATCCGCAACAAGAGTCCAGATGTCGTTGCCCCAGTCGGTCGCCACTTCGCAAGCACAGCACGCCTGGTAGAGAACGATGTCAGCATCAATCAATATCGTCTTCGTCATCCCTCAGTCCTCCCGCCTTCAGCATCTCCTGTGACAACATTGTCAGGCCAAGACATTCCGCCAGAGATCCGTGAAAGACCATCACCATATCGTCCGCTTCCCCCGTCATCTTTTTGGTCCCCAGCACAACAAGAGAATCCAGCCTGCTTTTGAGAACCGATAGGAGAGTCTCCGTTGTCACAAAGTCGAGTGGGTTCTGGTCCATGTTCTACTTTCTTTAGAGCCTTGAGATGAGCCGTAAGCATCTTTCGCTTATCGCTGTTCTTAGGATAACACATGGCTTCCAGGCCAACTTCGGCTTGCTCTTTCTTTTCACGGAGATAGGGCAAAAGCATTTGAAGGCAGCGAGCTGCGTCTTGACCGTAGATCCGCCACCGATAGTAACGACGCTTGTTGGCCCTTTTCATTTCTGATACCGAGCCTCCAAAAACTGTGTGCATGTCGATGAGGGTCTTTGGGTAAAGACCTTCCACCGCAACACTCAGCGATTTGTAGTAACTAATACAGCCTTCCCCATCGATGATGCCAGCGTAGTACGCCATCTCTTCAATGCGTCTCAGCCCATGACCTACCAGTACGGTACTCGCCATCGAGGGGACATTTGAAGTTGTAGGGAAGTCCCGCTTCCCTGATCGAATCAACCGCGATTGAGCCTGCGACATCCTTATCGTCCTCTCTGACTACGAGCTGCACTTCGTCGTGAATGTGTGCGACCTGATGGAACTCAATCCCTCTGGCCTTGAGTTTGCGATGCAAGTCCACCGTGGCTTGCTTCATGATCACTGCACCTGCACTCTGAAGCAGAGTGTTCAATGCAGAGTGTTTGGAACGGATCGGCAACCGTCTGCCGTCAAGACCGATGAGATACCCACGGTGCTTGATCCCGTTCTCGATGGCTTTGCGGAGACTTTGCAAAGCTGGAAGAGACTTCAGAAACTTTGCTTGAAGTCCCTTACCTTCAGCCACACCGCCGCCCACAATCGAGCCAATCTTTTCGTGACCCGCCCCATAAAGGAACGCATAGATGAATCGCTTTGCGTCCCCTCTAGTTGGTAGACCTGCGGCCTTTTGGTTAGCGGTGTGGATATCTCCCTGAACGATTTCTTTTGCATAAGAACCTTCATCCCATCTGTGCATGTAGTGAGCCAAACACCGGAGTTCCAGACCCGATGCGTCTGCACCAACCAGAGTCCATCCACCCGGTGCTTGAAAAAGGCTCCTGCACTCTGGACCCCAAAGAGAACCAGAGGCAGGAACCTGTGCGATGTTTGGTTTGGAGTGGGTGCATCTTCCCGTGACCGTGCCACACCCGTTGATCCTCCCGTGGATGCGGCCTTGCTTTGACACCAGCTTGAGCCACGCTTCCTTGCCTTCGGCAAGTTGCCCGATACGCTTTTGGATAGTGAGATACTTCACCACCGGTTCAACGATGTCGAAGTCAAGTTGGGTCAAGATTGATTCATCAACCTTGGGATGACCGCTGGGCGTGAACTCTACAGGCTTCCACCCGTATCTCTCAATCAACGCCTCAGCGATCATCTGCCTGGAGGCGGGGTTGAACTCAATGACCTTTGGCTTGAGTTTGCGTCCCGTCTTCTCACTCACCCGCTCGATCACCTTGTCTGGAATCAAAGACTTCAACGACTTCTCAAGGTCATCTCTCTTGGATGCCAGTTCGGAATACAGACGCTCTGCTCTGTGCGTGTCAAATGGAAACCCGTACTCCTCTTGCTCGACCAAGATTTTCTGGAAGTCTTGTTCAAGATCAATCATGTCAATGCTCGGCTCGATGTTCATCAAGTATCCATAAAGTTGAGCAGTGACCGCAGTGTCTTGGGCACAGTAATCCTCCATCTCGATTGACCACGATTCCCAATCAGAGGTCTCGCCAAAGTCATCCTTCAACGCACCGATCCGGTGGCCCCATGCTTTGAGCGAATGTGATCCAATCAAATTCTTTGGGAACCCTTTGTTGATGAACCCAAAGTCCAACTCACGTTGATTTGCATAGATGCAACGAGCCATGACCAGAGTGTCTCTGACACACCCGTTGTATTCCCAACGCGGGTACAACTTTTTGATCGCTCGGATATCGAAGCTGATGATGTTGTGTCCAACAATCGTGTCAGCATTTCGTAGACGATTCAGACCTTCTTTGATGTTGCCTGCGTTACTTGAGTATCTCCACTGCGTCCCAGTGTCCAGGCATTGAAGCACCAAGCAATGGATTTCACGCAGACCCTCAAGATCACGGAAGTTGTCGATGGCGTTGGTTTCAATGTCAAACGCTAAGTTCATTGAACCCTCGCTTTCGCATCGTCCCAATAATCACGCTGCCAGTTGTCAACATGATCGAAGACCTTGCCCCAATATGTATCGGTGAGGTGAGTCTTTCTTCTCCAGTTTGGGCCGGAGTTGTGAAGTCTCGCCCACGCTTCAATATCGAAGTTGTCCGGCTCATAACGGTCAATGTAAGACATGACGATTTGCTTGGCGTAGCCTCGGTCACGAACATTCTGGAATGTCTCACCGTTTGCCGCAAGTTCGGGACGATGCTCGACCGCATCCCTCCAGTAAGGCTCAGTGATTTGATACGCACCAAGTTCGCCAGCCGCTCCAATCGCATTGTCAGGATCAGGATGCCCGCCGGTCTCCACCAACAGAATCGCACTGAAGAAAAGTTCTTGTTCAGAAGGGCACATCGTCAAATCCTCCGGAGCTGGCGGTGTCGGCAAAATCGGAGTGGGTTTCGGTGAGTCTTCCACTGTCCTTGTCATATTGAACGTGACAGGCTTCTCCGGTATCACCGCTCCATCTGTTCTTGAGTATACGGACAGTTGTGATATTAGGATGTTCGCCTTGCTGATCTCGCTCCAGGCCAACAACCATGTCAGACAATTGAGCGATACCAGCACTGCCACGAAGTTGTGAGAGAGAGGTTTGTCCGCCTTCTTCATGTGCCCTGCCATCTGGCCTCCTTAGGTGCGATACAAGCACCATTCCAATACCCGTTTGTTCTACCAAAGAACGAAGTCGGGTCATCGCTTGGTCAATCGTCCTACGTTCGTCGCCACCATCCAAGCCTGAGACAACGATGGACAAGTGATCAAGGATCACAAAGTCCACTCCAAGACCCACCGCCATATATTTGATACGGCTCAACAATGAGTCACAATCAATCGACCCGAAGTGGTCGTACAAAAAGCATCGGCCTGATCCAAGGTTCTTCTTGAACGCTTCCTGCATCTTTCCCTCATCCACATCATCACAGCGATGGATTGGGAGGTTTAGGTCGATACTGAGGATTCCTTGGGCTGTACGCTTTACAGACTCCTCCAGAGCGATATAACCAACCTTGTGACCAAGGGTCAGCAGATGATGGGCAATCTCACGGCAGAACGCTGACTTACCGATTCCAGTCCCCGCAGTGAACGTGACCAGCTCTCGCTTACGAATCCCGCCGGTCTTGTCGTTCATCCCCTCAAAGGGGTATGGGGCCGACACAACGTCATCTTTGGTGGTGAGGATTTCCCACAGTTCATCGCCTGGAACAATCCCATCAGGTCGGAACGTCTTGGCTTGCCATATGGCATCCATCAGTTCTTTGCTTTTCCCTTTGACCATCATGTCACTAGCATCTTTGAGAGGCAGCGTCACGACTTTGGCTTTGCCAGGTGACATGAGAAGTGCAGACTGTTCTGCTGCTTTGCGTCCGGGGTCATCGTTGTCGAAGCAGAAGACCACTTCATCAAACTTCTCCAACCACTCGATTGATCGTTGGATGGAACGCTTTGCTCCAGCGGCTCCTGATGGAAGAGATACCACAGGCCACTTGTTGCCCTGGAGTTGGCTCACGGTCAGGCAGTCAATCTCACCTTCGGTGACGATGACTTTGCGACCACCATCTTTCCAAAGGTGTTGACACCAGAGTCCAGCTTTTTTGGGTTCACCTAGCATGACAAAGTTCTTGTCAGGGAACCGAACCTTCTGAGCAACGACATGCCCACGCTCATCGCAGTAATCAGCAACGTGAACAGGTTGGCCTTGGTAATCACCAATGCCATATCGCAGCTTTTGGCAAGTCTCAACATTGATCCCCCGCTTCTTCAGCGGTCGGATGTCATGTTGGATGAGATTGTTATTAGTTGGTGCTTCAGTTATCAATGTATCCTCCTGCCCGTCTCCAGGCTTCCAAGTCTCACATACGAAGCAGAATGTGTGACCGTCTGTATAAAGAGAGTTGCCGTCCGAAGATCCGCAAGTCTCGCATGGTATGTGTTTCAGAAACTCTGATTCATTTGTCATCAATCCACATCTCTATCTTTGGTTCGCAGCCATCCGCGTACAACTTGCACGCATTGATCCGGACAATCTGATCGTCATCGTCCCACACCAACTTGTTGCAAGAATCCAAGATCGCCTTGAGGTAGTTGTCAATGTCCCCCCGTGGGGCACTGAGTTTGGTGGTCTTGGGTTTGGTGCAATGAAAGATGATGCGGACAGAGATCGGTCCAGATACGGGAAGATCCTCCCTGCCCACCAGAAGGTCTGGGAGCAATTCCTTGAGTCGATTACGGAAGTTCGTATATTTCTTTCCGTAGTAGACACCCCAGCGTGTGACTCGCGGACGAGAAGCTGGGACTGGCGGGACAGGGATTGTGATCTTCATCAGAAGTCAAAGTTGTCTTCGGTGCCGTTGGACTCAGACGAAGCCTCAAAGGTCTGTGCCTTGAAGCCTTCAACTTCATCAAAGCCGTGGTCGGAAGCAGAGTCTCCACCGGAGGATGGCGACTTCAGTTCTTGAACCTGTACGGCTTTCATACGAAGAGTCAAACCGACTCCCATCGTTGGGACAAACCAAGGACGAACCTCTGCTGAGATGCGAATGGTTGACCCGCCGCCAACTCGATCCTCAACAGGTTTGTTTGCTGAGTCAAACAACTTGGGGCGTTGCTCCCAAGACTTGCCTGTTTTGGTTGTGACCTTTGCAGGCAATTTGAACTTGACTTCAACATCACCCGTCTCTTCTCCGGTGTCATCGTCAATCACAGGCTTGACCGGCAAGTCCGCAGTCTTGAGCTGCTTCTTCTTTTGGTCTTTGCAGTGATAGGCATACGCCTGCTTATGAATGCTTTCGAGTTGCTTGACGAACGGTTCAGCATCCTCAGCAGAGAGGCGAAGCGTGCAGGCGTAGACACCTTCAGGTTCAAACCGAGTGTCGGGATCATTGAGCCACGGATAAACCGCAGTACCAAACGGTGAAATAAGACGAACACTGTCCATGTGGGAATCCTCCTTTGGATTCAACTGAAAAAGTAAGGGGCATCTCGAAGGACATTGATATCGAGATCCCCCCGTTGGGGAGGCTCCGGCAGGTCTATACCTTGCGGGAGCATCGCTTGTTGACCCTGACGGAACCGTTCCAAGGGGTCATCACTAAAGATTTCAATCGCAGCCTCGCGGATGCTTGCAGCCATAATACCGCAATGTGGTGCTGGTGTCGATAAAGAATCATGCACACTGCCAACCTCTGTCACCCCATTGTGATGGGCGGTACGGATTGATGAGCGATTGACGCATCCGTCCCAACTGTGAGTCCAGTTTGCAGTGATCCCATTCAAGTTTCGACGCATCGACAGTTCTCCGGTCTCGGAGCGTAGCCGTTGCTGGCGAATCACTTGACCAATGCTGGTCTTCACGGTGTAGCGTTCCAGGCACTCATAAGCCTGGCGAACCATGAAGCCGTCAGAGGTGAACCAACGAAGCGGGGTGTCGTTCTCGATAGAAATCTTGACGCACTCCTTGAGCCAGTCCATGATCTCCACAGCTCCAGACACCGTTTCCTTGATGCACTCCCAAACGATGTCACCCAGCCAAGCCGTGGGCCTGCGGATCTCATCACCGAACGGATTGTGCATACCCTTCTTGACTTCAACCCGAAGGTGATCCGAGAGGTACTGCTTGACCTTGAACAGCGTCACCCCATACGGAAGAGTCATCACTGGGCGTTTGACCAGAGACCTGTTGATCTCCAACTGCTGCCATCCAATGGCAAACTCATGGGTAGACTGCATGACCTTCTGCACGACCTTATCTGCGACGATGCCGTAGATGTCCTGGGGTCTGTCGCAGGGCATACAGTTCGTTGCATACGCTCCGATTGGGTCTAGCCTTGCGAGGCTGAGGATTTGGATTCCGTTGCAGGTTCCATCTTGAGAACAAGGCAGAGCCGACATGAAGCCGAAGCCTTGTCTTTTGAATCTCGCCCATTCATCGCAGAACGCGAGGAACTCCCACGGTTCATCTGCTTTCGTCCATTGGGTGTATCCGAGGGGATCTTTGGCACAGTCTTCAATCCATTCTGTATTGGAGTGAACCCATTCGATCCGCTCAACAAAAGTCTTCTTGTCGTGGCCCCACCGGTTCGCTCCGGCAATCGCAAGCCACGACACATCATCTTCGGTCTTCATCTCCGCACCGTTCTTGAACATCAACAGAGACTTGGCCCAACTTGTTCCCTGTGGTTGCAAGAAGTAGGGCATGGGGTACATGCGTCCCCTGAAGTCAAACTGATGGGGGAAGCCCATAGTCTTTCCGTCATACTCTTCGCAAAGCTGGAGAGCCTTGACCAGTTGCAATCGCTTGCTTTGGTTTGACTCGTTGTCTTTGTGGATCGACGCAGCCATCCGGCAGTATTCACGACGGGCCTCTTTGTTGGTGTCGATGTCCTCAGGCTTGTCAGGCAGTGGTTCATCCTCAGCAGGCGGCAGGTCTCCCAAAGATGCACCGTCTTCCCAAGCCATCTTCATGGTCCCGTAGATAAATGGGTTCATGCTCCAGCCAGTTCTCTGGACAATGTTGATGGCCTCGAAGACCTCAGGCATCTCAATGCCGTGCAGTTCATTCAGAAGTCTTTTGTCGTGGGTCTTGACCATAGGTCTTGGCTTCCACATGACTCCGTGATAACCGCCGGAGTAGACCGTATCCCAGTCCATTGGTGTATCGACCGTTGGCATGAACACAGGGTTCAAGACTTCGCTGAAGCTGTGAGACTTCTTCATCCAGTCCAACATTTCGTCAGTCGCCTGGACAATCGTGGTGGTCTTACCATCAAACCCACGGCGTTGATTGATCTCAATGATGCCGGTGTATTGACGCATCAGTTCCACGCAGACGAGACCAACAGCAAGAGAGTCACGCTGAGGCCACTTGGGGAACATGATGTCCGAATGCTTGGCGGCACGTTTGATGAAGTCGGCGTGATACTGCGGTCCTGACTTCATCGCACGCTGACGGTTCATCTGAGTCAACCGCCAGAAGTCCGGCTCTTCTTTGCGAAGCGTTGTGAACAACAGTTCGTCCTGAAGAAGACGAGCCACGGTCATTGCGGATCGTGTCAGTTTCTTGCCGTGACTGATTGAATCAATGACAGACCTTGCGGTGATCGCAGCGATGACCTTGGGCTGTAGTTGTTCGATGTAATCCAACGCACGGTGTCGTATTCCAGGTGCTTTGGATGCTTGGCGTTTCCATTCCTCAATGCCTCTGGTCAGCTTTGTGACTGACTCAGCGAGGAGCCTGCGTCCTACAGGCGTGTTGGCTTCCATACCAGCGGCTTGTGACTTTCGGTAGTTACGCCAGTAGCGTTCCCGTCCAGCCTCAAGCATCTTCTTCTCAGCATCAAGTTGCTTGCTCATCAAGCCTCCTCCCATTCTCCATCATCTCTTGGATGATAAACCAAAACAAACGCTTGACAGTTCGGACAAGACAGGTTAGTCACCACTGAATAGTAAATGCTGACCGGTTCGTCCTCACAATCGTGATCACCTCCCCAAATAAGTTCAGTATCACACAGATAACATTTCATTCATGAAGTCTCCACCAAAGGGTGCTGAATGCTTTTGCGGCTACAGCAGGAACTACCGCGTTACCTAAGGCTCTCAGTCGATCCACTCGATCAAGATGCCCCCCTCGTTTAGGGCAGTCCACTTCCCCGGGAACCCCATGAGCTGGTCTACCCAATCCGGATTCAAGTGTCCTTGGGTATTCCCAGTCGTGTTGTTGTTCCCCGAATCCAGCAGGCCACTCCTCGCCATCGCTCCAAGGCATCTCTCCGACAGGGAGTTGTCCGGACCCTTGTTCAGACGATAGTTGTTCTCGCCCGTGGTCGGAGTGGGCCAGTTCACCGCAACTCCCAGGCTCTTCCCCGGCTTGCCCTTGGCTCTGCCCTCTTCGTAATCCCGAACCCTCTTCTGATACTTCTCCACAGGTTCGTCGTGATTGCCTCTGGTCGC